GTCCTTTCTCAATAGATACCACGCCACCCGCTTTATAATCGCCACCATCTTTATAGGACAAATCCCAAAACTCAATCAAACCGTTAAAGATTTGATTACCGTGTGTTTTCTTGAACCGGATCCATTCGGCTTTTATTCGTTTTCCTTCTTCTACTGGGTTGTTGAAGTCTTCACGTTGACTCGTGTGGTAATCGGTATCGGCAACTATATCTTTACAATCTTGCACGCTGTAGCGTTCTGGCCAACTTGGTTTAAATTTTTCATCGCATAAATTGACTGTGCTAATTTTGAGGTTTGGCGACTTCTTATTTTTTTCTGCATAACCGTCAACAATTCCATTTTTTACGATGTAATTATTTGCCATGACTTGACGGAAACGTCCTTTTTGTCCTGCCTTACCTAGATCGCCTGTTAGTTTTTGAACGTTCTCTTTAGTTAGATCAATATTTTTGGCTTGCTTTCTATCCTCTAAATCGTCCATTGAGGCAAAGTCTGGGCGGTTAGCATTATTACGCAATCCTCTAAATGGTTGATTCAGCCCCAAGGCTTTAAACATTTTTCCGTCATTGGTTTCAAATTGACCATCAGCCCAGGAGCCGTATTGCATTTGCACCCCAAAATCCTTTATATATCGTTCATTACTCTCTAAATGCAACTGAACATCAGAAAGTAATAGCTTGCCCGCGTCAAGCGTACGCCCAATGATTAAACCAAATTTGACCTCGTTGTTTTCTTTCAGGTGGCATAAATTGCCCACATTAGTATGAATGGACTTTGCCGCTCCACGAAACCAACGGCGTTGTTGTTTGATTAAAGGATTTTTAAAAAGCTCTATATAACTGGTTAAATGGAACTTCGCACAAGGTGCATCTGCTAAGGCTAAAAGCGAGTTCACACCATAGTAATATTCGAAAAATTCCAAATAATTTTCAGGCTTTAAAATCCTTTTTATTCTCGCTTCTTGCTCAGCAGTAGTTTCCTTAAAAAGCGAAGCAGCAGAAAGCACTTGAATTCTTTTCGATTCCAAGTTGTATTTTTCGAGCGCAAATTTTAAATCCGTTTTAGTCATTGCTTATCAGTTCATTTACATATTTATCAAAATAAATTCGAATCCTTTGCAATAACAATAGAAGTTCTTCCCGTCTTTGCCCCACGTTATTTCCTGCTTGTACCACCATAAATTGAGAAAAAGCGTCAAAGCTTTCCATAGTGTGAACCGCTTTTTTTCGGTCATCATCCATGCGATCAAAGGCCGCTGAAATTTTAGCAAGATCATCCGCTTTGTGCGCTGGTTTTTTACCGTCACGAATATCCAGCACGTACTGAAGGATCAGTTTTTTTATTTCAGTAGGCCGTATGGCAAAAAGTTCTTTTTCGTTTTCCCACTTGTGCAATTCCTTCCAGCTGGAAAGTGTTTTAATTCCCACGCCTAGAATCTCAGAAATGTTTGTTAGGGAAAACCCTTTTACAAATAAATCTTTGGACTGACTCTTTTTATAGTCGCTTTGTGCGGCAGTCATTCTGCCTTTGCTTTTACTTGTAGTATCCATCGATATTTAAATTTCCGTTTTCCTCAAATTTTATATTATTAATCTTCATGCCGTCATACTCTAAGTTTTTCTTAGCGTCAATTAAAAACGGGATATAGTCGTCATCGCTTAACATCTTGCTTAGCCCAACGCCAAGCTCTGGAAACTCCTTGAATTCGCCTTTAGTAGCCAGTAATATATGTTGCTGGTGCAAATTGTCAGAATAGCCAGTATTAAAGTCGCCATTTGAGAGTTCTAAGTCTCCTGTATTGTCTAAAAGTATATCAGTCATTGGGCAAAGTTCAACATATAATACGCTTGTAAAAATTGCAATATCAATGCTTGTAATGTTTTGATACAAAGCTTGTATTGATTTTATACAAGGCTTGGAACTGCGTTTTTTTTTAGTTCAAAACCGCCCCAATTTTGTCACCTCAATACACCTCAATCTAAATATTAGCAAGCCAATGACTCACGATTTTATCATTAATACAGAAAACGTAAACGGGTACAAATACCGCATCTTAACTGAGGGTATTGACTTTGAACAATACTTGCGTAATCCTGTAGTGTTGTATTCGCACAACCGCGAGGAATTTGGAACAAATAAAGGAAGCGAAGTAATTGGTCGATGTGTAAAATTATTTGTCCAGGACAAAAATCTAATTGCTTCAATTGAATTTGATGAAAGCGATCCTTTTGCAAAAAAGATTTCGGATAAGGTTGCAGGCGGTTTCATTAGAATGGCCTCGATGTATGCGGATGTTATTGCGGCATCATCTGAGCCGGAACTAGTATTGCCCGGACAATTGTTTGAAACGGTAACCCAATGTAAATTAATTGAACTTTCGATAGTTCCTATTGGTGGCAATGATGACGCCTTGAAGCTTTCGAAAAATGATGGCCAAGTGAAGCTTAATAAATTGAACATAAAAAAAGAAGATATGTCTGAATTAAAAACAATCGCCCTAGCACTGGGCAAATCGGCGGATGCGTCAGAAACTGTAATACTTGATACTATTACATCAGTAAAGCTAGCTGCTGAAACTGCTGCAAAAAAAGTAATTGAATTACAAGCAGAAATTCAAGAAATCCACATTGCAAGCGCAACAACTCTAGTTGATAAAGCGGTTCAATTAGGATTGATTCCTGAGACTTTGAAATCCTCACAAATCAAAGCTTTCGACGGCGACTTTGACGCGCAAGCGGTAATCCTTAATAAATTGATCACTGACAAAGAAGCGGTTAACCTCGTTACTGCAACTGGTGGTAAAATTAAGGATGTTGTTTTGAGCGGTAAAGCATCAGTTCCAGCAGGAACAACTGAAGGCCAAGAAACTTTTGATTATTTACAGAGACACGATGCCGTGAAGTTGTCAAAAATCAGAGAGGAAGATCCAGCAAAATATGCTGAACTAGCTAAGGCGTACCAGTCAGGTGTAAGACACAAAGCGTAATTATTTAATCCCATTTATAAAAAAAAGATATGGCAGGTTTACAAAAAGAAGTATGGATTGCGGGTATTCAAGAAAACCCAATCCCAGATAACAGCTTTGTTTTTGCATCAACGGATAAATCCGAGTATGTAGAAAACAACAAATTGCACCTTGCTGAGGCGGGCATTGAGCCATCAGTTTATGAGAACTACTTTGCGGGTAGTGAAACTGATTTACCATTAGCAACAATCAATGACATTCCTAATGAGGTTGTTTTGAACACGTATTCTACTGATAGAACACGTCACAGAGATTTGCAAGAAGTGGAATTGCAATACAACAAGCGCGCATCTATCACTAACCGTCACAAAACGGCTTTAGCGAAGAATATGGGAGTTAGAGCGGCGTTCAACTGGGCTCCAGGTGCTGACAACGCATTCAACAAAATTGCGGTTGTAGGTGCTGGAAAATTCATTGATGCTATTATTGATATGCAAGCGTTTTACAACGGTTTGGATATGTATGATAACCTTAATATTTGTTTGACTGCTGCACACATGGCAACTATCAAAAAAGAGGATAAAGTATTGTACAAAGAAATCTTGAACACGTCAGAAATGTACGGTTTCAAAGTGTATCGTTACAACAAAACGGCTCTTTATACTGCTGCTAACGCTAAAAAACCTTTTGGAACGGTTAAGGCTGTAGATGATAAAAACTGCTCTTTTACTTGGTGTTCTGATGAAACATTTAGATGTTTTGGAGATACTGAGATGTACGAGACTATCCGTTCAGCGGCTTCACAAGCAGACGAAATTTCATTCGCTCAAAGAGCTCTTGTAGGTAATATTCGTGCAACCAATCCTAAATATTTAGGAGCAATCTTAAGCTAAATGGCAAAAGAAACTAAAACAGCAACGGCATCTAAATCAGATGCCATTGCTAAAACAGTAAGCGAATATTTTGATCAAGTAGGATCAAAGGACGAGCTGTTTTCCACGGCTGACGGTAACGTTTTTGAAAACCAAGGTTTTGCAAAGAATCACGCTGTAACGCTAGACGATAAGAATGTAACGCCACACACTAAAGCTAATGCCTTAGAAGTTGTTGACGAAGAAGAAATAACTGGAGACGCTGGCGCAGCCGCAACTCAAAAAATAGGAAAGTAATGAGATTAATAAAGTATCTAGCCGTTCATTGTACAGCAACTTCTCCCAACGCGAGCATTAGCGCAATACAAAGCTACTGGAAAAATCAGTTAGGTTGGAAAATGCCCGGCTACCACTTTATTATTAAGGCTGATGGCGAAGTGGTTAATTTATTGCCCATTGATCTAGTTTCTAATGGCGTAAAAGGCTTTAACAGTGTAACGATTAATATCTCCTACGTGGGTGGTGTTGATGCTAAAAAAGCCCCAAAGGATACAAGAACGCCCGCGCAAAAAATCGCAATTCTAAAATTACTCAAAGAGTTAAAATTAAAGTTTCCATCAGCAGTAATTCAAGGACACAGGGATTTTCCTAATGTGGCAAAAGCCTGTCCTAGTTTTGACGCTAAAAAAGAATACAAAAATGTATAAGACAATCCTTTTGGTTTTTGTTTGTTTATGTTGTTTTTTGACTTCCTGTCGCACTTCACGACAGGAAACTCAAAAAAGTACAGCTACAAGTGAAAGCTTCATTACTCATAAAGAAACATTTCGTGACACGCTTCTTTTTGCGCCAAAGTCCGAAACAAGCTTAAGAATTCCAATTGCTGAAATTGCTTTTAAACGTGGTTTAAATTCTATTTCAAAACCCAAAACATTCACCCAGAAAAACGGGAACGCCACCGCAAAAATACGCATCGAACACGATACTGTTTTTGTAACTGCAACTTGTGATAGTCTTGCGATTATTGCTAAAATTAAAGAACAATTAAGAACCGAAGTGAAAGCCACCGCACGGAGCGATGTCGAGAATTCTAAAACTAGAACGGGTTATTCGTTCTTTCACGTCTTACTCACTTTTTTACTTGGTTTAATCGTTGGCGCAATTGTCACCTTCATCTTAGAAAAACTTAAAATAGTATGATACCAAATATTAAATTCAATATCTCTAGCAATGGTCTAGGATTACCACAGGCAGAAATCCAAAAGATACCGGGTTTCGTCTTGACAGGTGTTACCGTTGCGGGTGCTAATAAAGTAACGGTGGGTTCATCTTACCAAATATTTTCTTTGCAAGAAGCGGTTAACCTTGGCATTACTGCAGGCGGAACAAATGACTTTGCGTACAAGCAAATTGCAGCGTTTTATCAGGAAGCTAAAAAAGGGGCTGAACTGTGGTTCATGCTTGTAATAGGCACGGTAACAATGGAGGATCAGGCAGACGTTACTAAGGATTACGCTAGAAAATTATTGAGCGATGCTCAGGGTAAAATTAGAATTTTAGGACTTTTGAAAAAGTCAGGAGCTACCGAAGTGATCACGGACGGACTTGATGTAGATGTGCATTTATCGGTGGTAAAGGCGCAAGCTTTAGCGCAAGATTTTGCAGACCGTTTCTATCCTGTGCGTGTTTTGATCTCAGGAAATAAATTTAGTGGCATGGTCGCTGATCTAAAAGATTACTCTACTACAAACTACAATAAAGTTGCGATCTTGTTATCAAATACTGATGGTTCTAAGGAGGCGGCTATTGGTTTGACACTTGGGCGTTTAGCCAGCACGCCAACACAAAGAAAATTGAGCCGTGTTAAGGATGGCGCAATTGAACCTTTTGCGGCGTATTTCACTAACGGTGCCACTACTGCAACACTCGACACCGCTTGGGATGCAATTGATACCAAGAACTACACGTTCATGAGAAGCTTCGCAAATTTATCAGGCTTTTTCTTTACAGGAGACAAAACCTTGACAATGGCAACGGATGACTTTAACAGTTTAGCTCGAGGCTTAGTAATGGATGAAGCGGTACTTATTGCTTACACAACATTAGTTCAAGAATTATCTGATGAAGTTCCGGTTACTACCGCAGGAACCATCCACCCAGCTATTGTAAAGGGCTGGCAAAACGCTGTCGAAAGTCAAATCAAAGCACTGATGGTTGAAGACGGTAAACTCTCAGCAGTAAAATGTTTTATTGATGAAAATCAAAACGTGCTACAAACGAATAATGTCAACGTGGCTTTGCAATTATTGCCTGTTGGTTATTCAGATTTCATAACGGTAAACATTGGCTTTACCACAACACTAGAATAGTATGATCTATAGTAGTAAACAATATTCTTGGAACGACATTTCAGTAGCAATAGCCGGTCGCATCATCGAAGGAATTGAAGATGTGGAATACACGTCAAAGCAGGACAAAGCAGTTCTAAGAGGTCGTGGCGGTATAGGCCACGGCATAACCCGCGGGAATAAAGATTACGAGGGCAAAATCACGCTTTGGCAGTCAGAAGTGGAAGCCATGATTAAGGCTGCACCTAATAAGGATATCCATTCCTTAAACTTTGATCTCGTTTGGGCATTTGCTCCAGATGATGGTGGCGCAACGGTTATCGATGTGCTTTCGAGCTGCGAAATTACTGAGT